TGGTCGCTTGTAAATCTTTTAACAACAGGGTTATCAATATCAAAATCTATGTATTGATCTAATCTAAGTCCTATTTGTTTTGTTGCGTGTTCTATTCTCCATTCTTCTTTCGTAATTTTAAAATCAGGGTCGGACCATTTTTCTACCACTGCTTGCTTTGTATCGCATGGTATAATTACTCGTCCTAGATCTATCCAGTCTTCGTATGTAGTAGGTGCTTTGTTAATCTTCTCATTCATAAATAAAACGTGGGCGTTTCCACGCTAGCTTCGACGCCCACTACCTAGGATCTTATAAATTCAAAGATTTTTTAGTTTGTTCCTGAACTTCAGGTTTTGCTTCTACCTCACCTTTGCCTACACTTACGGCAAAACCTTTTGCCATGTCGTAGACATTTTTTTCTTTAACAGGACCCACTTTAGATATATCCCATCCAAACCATGTTCCTTTGTCGTTAGACATCTGAACAGTCTTTAGATTATAAATATGGCTATATGTAGGCGGTGTAAACAAACCGTTTTTCCCCTGCATTTTTATACCCATCATCATTGAGTTCCATTTTCTACTAACTTTTAATTGAGTAGACTTCATAGATATCAATGCAGTCTGTGGGTTTTTACCCACAACGAGCACAAAATGATTAGCAGTATTATCAAGGTAATTACCGTTAGGTAATCTGTCCTTATAATCTTTGCCTCTTGTAGTCTGACTAATAATATCACTATCAGCTTCATGAATTGCTACAGGTGCACCACTACTAGTGCCTCTATCTTGCCATTCAATGTATTGTCTTTTGTAATGACATGGAATCACATCAATACTATCAAACAATTCATTTGTAACTGTGTTGATTATTTTGCCTGGTTCTGCGCCCTCGACATATTTACCATCTCTTTTGTTTACTTCTGGAGATAGCTGGCCCAAAATTTTTAAGAATGGTAACGCAAGATCTTCCTGCGATATATTCTGAGCCCCTTGATTAGCATCAGCTTCAAATAAGTTTGTTGCTAATGCGCCTTCTTTTTTTGTTGCTACTTGGTTCATGTTTATTTGTTCCTTTTTATTGTTGTTTTATTTTCGGTAAACACTCCGAAAATTTCCGTTGGCATTTCTTTACCCGCCTCAATACGCTCACGGACTAGCGCTTTCAGAGTCATAGGCTCAACCTTCATCTTTTGTGTCGGTTGAAACCCTTGACTCTTCGCAAGTTCAGCGTAGGACGCTGCCTTGTTATCTTCGTTACGACCAAATGATACCAAGATCTCGTTCTTAATAATATCACCTAGCCCATTGTCACGAAGCCAGTTAAACGCCATTTCTTTATTAGCCTCACTAATGTGAGCTTTATAAGAAGTGGCAACTTTAAGATGTGATCCATCTTGAAGTTTTAATTCTGAGAGACCCATCTCTGACATCATAGTTGGTATGATATCACCAGATATTCTATC